TCGAGGTTCCTATTCTGTATAGCAAGACCTCTAATAAAGGAACTTAGATTTTGCTGCCCAGACGTTGATCGTCCGAACCTACCAATCCTTGCCATTAAACGTTACCTCCTGCTGGTGGCATTAGTTGTTCACCATTTGCCAATGTTTGATCGATTGGTTGCCCAGATGAAAGAGGGGCTCCGTTTGGTGCTAATGCATTGGATGGAACTGCACCCGCTGGTGGCTGTGCTTGATTCTCAAGCTGGTTAAGCGATTGAGATCCAGACGGCTGCTGTTGAAGCATCCGTGCAGTATTTTCCACGCTTGCCTGCTGCTGCGCAAACTGCTCCTGAGCCGCCTGTTGCTGCTGCAACTGCATCTGCTGGAACATCTGAACAAGGTTTGCCATAGCCATAACAGCGGATGGATTGAGCGTTGCATCGGTCTGTTCGTCTCGAATGACTCCCATCTCGCCCTCTGGGTCCTCGACACCAACGCGATCCATTGCGCGGCTTGCGCTCCAGATACGGTTCTGTACAAGGTTGATAGCGGTCTGAGCAAGCTCGAGTGTGTCTCGAGGAGTTAGCTCAGGTGGGGTAATCTCAATTCGGTAGTTGCCGCCAAAGATGACGCCAACCTTCTTATCCTTTGTCTCCCAGATCTTGGCGCACAAACGCCATACCTGCTTGATCCATGAATAGAGTAGCTTGCGCTTTGGAGCAATGCGTGCTTCATAGTTAGCCACGAGCGACGCGATGGCGCGGGATGACCCGAGCACGCCCGAAGGAGCAAGCCCGAGGAGGAGGTCATTGAGTCCCGTCACCACCGCAATCTCACGGTCGATACGCTTGTTGTAGTCTTCAATCTGGAACTGAGGAATAAACGGCGAGATTGAGCGAATTTCATTGCCAGGTCCAGGTGCTGCCATCTTTCCAGGCTTTGGGATAGCATTGGCCGGAATCTCATCTGGTGCCTCTGCGCCAACCAACTGGAACATCTGACCACCAATAACTGAGTGGATCATCTGTGCCTGGTTAGTAATACGTTCGTCCTTCTCCCTTAGGAGTTGCTCAACGTCATACAGTTCCGGTTTGCCGTAAGGGCTTCCAGGAACCTTGGCGTTGGGGAGAAGGATGTATGGTAGGTCCCCTCGGAACTCTGCATGCTTTGTATTCTTTACCAGTGTGTTGCCGACAAATATGGCGTTATAAACTGTTGGAGCCTTGCCTGCAACTCCAGGAACCTTGTACCAGTAGTCGTATACTTCAACCTGCTGCATCTCGTACGGTGTTTCGCGTCGAAGTGGGTTGCGCTCAAATTGGTTTAGGTAAACGTTGGCAATTGGATCATCATGGGTTGAGGCGGTGTAGTTGTACCACTTGCCACCCTGCTGTGTTGGGACAACTCGAATGCCATAATCCTCTTCAACTGCCTGCGGAGACATGCCGTAGCAGTAAAGAGCCCAGTCTACTCGGCTAAAGTCAGACACGCCAAATCCAAGGTAGAGGTTTTCTGGTGACTCTACAATGCGTACCTTTGGCATCTGCTTTTCTGCATCCCAATAAATCTTAGCTGCAGTGTATCCGTAAAGCGCCTTAATAAAGCATGCGTCTTCAAGAACAAGGTCAAACTCATTCTCTTCAGCCCAGCGAAAAAACAGCCTTTCTGCGTTAGCTGCCTTAGCGCGTGAATCATTATCCTGTCCCTCTGGGACGTAGTTAATCACTGGCATCACTGCCTGCAACGAAGCTGGAATGTTGACGTACGCAGCATGGACGTTGACTGAAACGTGGGCTCGACCAGCGGTTCGAGCTGTTGCGTCATCTGCCCAATGGTCTGCTCCACCAAGCGTCACAATGTTTGGATGGTAGAGGTTATCAAAACGTCGGAAGATTGCACGAAGTCGGTTCTGCTCTGGCTCCGTTGTCTGCTTGCGCATAAGCACTTCACCAAATAGTTTGAACCCAGGGTCTTCTTCTGGAATAACGTTCTGAATCTCAAGAGAAGCCTTAAGCATTTTAATGGATGCAGTCTGAGATTCACTCAACTTACTAACATCAAGTTTTGCGTAATTCTTTTTAATTGGGGTGCCCTTTGACCCAGTTGAATAATTAAGAATTGTAGGAGAAGTTACAATTTCAGGAGAAGTTGCGGATACGCCCTGGCTCGCGGGGGCAGGGGCCCTCTCCGTCGCTCCTGGGCCTGTTTTAGGGGCTTTTAGGGACGATACTAGAGGGCTAGACTTAGGCATCAGGGTATCAACGCGCTGTCCCTGTCCAATTTTCTTTGCCTTGTCAAGGGCTGTCCCAATAGAACGGATCTGTTCAGGCGTGGCGATATCAGGGTCAGTAGTATACTGCCCTGGAATTGCTCGCGTTCCCTGGAACGCCTTTGGGATTCCTCGAACCTTAGCCATTAATCACTTCCTCCATAATACGTAAATGCCGGGTCTTTAACTGGTTGCTCTGGGTTTCTTGATGCGTGCCATGCCGCAAGGGCAAGTGCCATTACCGCATCGGTAGTAAGTTTCTTGTCGTTAAGCTTGTATGAGAACAACTGTCGTCGAAGGTCATCCCATGGTTGCCCACGAGGAATAACAATCATCTTCTTATCGAGCATTGACTTTAACGTGGCAAGAAGATTAAGCTTCTTTGCTTTTGTGCCGCCAAAGTCGTACCCACGAAGTGGCTTGATAATGCTAAACTCTTGTCGGAAAAGTCTTCCACCAAGGCCAGTCTCATCAACAATCGTTGTGCAGAATGCTCCGTCTTGCTGATAAAGCAAGGCATTCTCCCTAACCATATTGACTACTGCTGGGATCGTCTGCTTTCCCTCACGCTTTCGTGCGCGAACTGCGGTGATGCGAGTTCGGTCCGTATAATCGAGTACGACCGTCCATGTTGCGTCAGAAGAAATACCGGGGTCACATCCTTGGACGTACCGATGTCCCCTGTGTGGCGGAAGCTCTGTAGGTGCGTCAGTATCAAAGGCTCCTTCGATTGACTGCGACGCGAAGTATGCGTCTCGTGATTCGATGAAGTATCCATCGACGTTCTGGGGTACGAGGTATTCTGCCTGTTGTCGTACAATGGAGTCGAAGTTAGCTGCTGTGAGTCCGTATCCAACATTGTCGCGGGTTGAAAGCCGAAAGGAGATAAACTGTGGGTCCCTGCTCGGGTTCTCGGTATTTCCCATTTCCCAGAGGTCTGAGTAGTCTCCGATGCCTTCCGTCGGCGTACCGATGAAGTGGAGCGGACCACCCGTTGAGAGGCGCCGAAGGTTGAGTACCTCTTGGTAGATCTCCACCAAGTGTGGCTCGAATGCCGCCTCGTCGAACGAGATGCCATTCATGTCCTTCCCGAGAAGCGCCTTAGCTTTCTCCTGCGTTGTACGGAAATGGATGCTTGCTCCACCGACCAAAGGATGGAACTTGATCCAGAGATACTCTCCTCGGTACTTCTTATCCAGTGTTGCAATTGTCCCAAGTTCATCCTTGAGTGGGCATCCCTGCCCTTTTTGCGCTGGATGGTTACCGCTTAGAATAGATGATATTTCGCGGTGAACAAGCTCGGCGGTCTCTTGCTGAATTCCAATGTGATACCAGTCGTACGGTACGTTGGACCATCTTCGAGCGTCATCGGGATCGTTTGGATTTGGCTGTTGAATGCCCATTTTGTACAAGGCATGGTGAAGGCAGAGTACCGCCATCGCCATTGTTTTCCCCGCACGATTCCCTGCGGATACGACAGTAGTGAGGTATCGGGGACGATACCCTGATTCATCTCGCTCCTGGCATGCATTCCACCAACTGACTTGTCCTGGGTGGCCTTTAATGCCAAGCCAGCGCCGAGCAAAGAACTCGATGTCAGTGCGACCGAGAGCCAGATCTCGTGCAATTTCATTATCGAGCACGAGTCCCCTTGTTTCTTGCGCTGATTGATTGAGCCTTTGACTTTGCGTCAGCCTTGCTGCTCGCTCCCCACGCCTGTAGGCTTAGAAGTAAACGGGTTGGTCGACCCTTAGCATCGCGCTCTGGTCCTGGCATGCCACCCATTCGCGCAAGGAATGATGCGCGTCGTGGGTTGTCGCCTCGCTTTACTGGAGCCTTAAGCGTCCCGCCAGTCTGGGCTTTATATGACGCTCGACCTTTGGCATTCAATCCGCCAGCAGGGTTCTTCCCTTCACTGCGCTGCCATGCCGCGCTTCGTGCCATTACTTCACCTCGTTGTGGTAATATAGAACTCGATTGCAAAAGGCGATAGATTTTGCCTTCTCAACAATCTTGTCAATGAAGGTACCGTCAGCCTCGTAGTGGCGATCGGAGTACCCAACAGAGCGACCCTTGTCGATCTGTACAATGTAGTTTCCAGAAGTTGAACTTCCAGACTTAAATTGCGGAGTATTATTCCTAGACCATCCACAGTATACCACATCGTTCCCAGACTCTGCAAGTCTCATCATGTCTACAACGTAGTCTGGGTGGTAGGAGTCATCATGGTTAAACCATCCAGCGTAATCTGAGGTTGCAAGGTCGAGACCCTTTGCTCGCTTTGCATGACCCCAGTCCCCAAGGTTTGGCTCCTCGTAGAAGCGAACTAGTGGGAACTCTTCCCTGAGTTTGTCCAGACTAATGTCCGAAGCTAGGGCAATGATTTCATCTGGCTTTCGTACCTGCCAGGTATAGAGGTCTGTCAGTATCCTTCGAAGGTTCTGTTCATCTGCATGAGCAGTCACAATCGCTGTCAGCGTCGCCATTTATCCTCCGAATAATATCTGTGCTAGAAATTGATGGTGTATATGGGATGTAGACCATTTCTATTGCTCGGTCCTTAAGCCATGTCCTAGTGATGCCTAGCTGTCCAAGAAGCGATTCCCCAGTCCAGTCGTCACCATGGGCGATGTACCCAATCTCTCGATTAGTAATCTTGTCGATTGTTAGTCCGGTGTCCTCATCGCCAATGTTGATGCAGACATCGTCTACGTACTTGCAGCCAATCAATGACTCCATGCGCTCACCGACAGTTAGGATCGGTGGCCTCTTGTATCGAGAAGCAAAGTCATCGGTATTCAACGACACAATGACTGGTCCATGTTTCTGTGCTTGCTGGAGGAACTTCATGTGTCCGTAGTGAAACAAATCAAATGTTCCGCCAACGTAGACCCATGGCTTATTCACCTTCAACCTCATAGACTGGAGTTGCTTCAATAACCTGGTAGGTTGCCGATGCTCCCCCAAGGATCTGGGCAAGCGATACGACCAGGTCGCGGTCAGCGGTCTTATCGTTTCGCTTGTCCATCATCTCCTGAGCTCTCAGGCCCTCGGAGAGTGTGGGAGTCATGCTCCCAGACTCTACCTCAGAGAATACGTAATCACGCACAAGCGTTGCAAGGTCTCGATGTTGCGCCTTAATGGTTTTCTGGGATTGCTCCATTTTCTTTACTGCAGCAATCCTAGCCGACTCATGTGGCGATGTAAGATGTTCTCGCTTATGCTTGCCAAGCGTGTTACGACTAATGTAATAACCCTCGTCTTTTAGCCAAGACGCAATCTTAAGATCTGGCATTCCGTCTTTCATCCTCTTGTTGATTAGCTCAACCAGTGGACTCCGACAGACATGGCATCCAGTCAATACTGGAGCAAGGTCTGAGACCTGCATCAGTCTCCCTTATAGCCAAACGCTACGTCGTTAGGGTTTAGCCAACGAAGAACAACTGGTAGAATGGCAGCAATGCCAGCAGCGAAGACGCTCTTAATGGCGTCTCCATTGAGGTCAAATGCCGTACCTCCGAGTGCGAGGAATTGCGCCACACAAGCGGCAGCAAATGATCGACCCCACGATGCGAGCAGTGCCTTCTGTTCCTTATTCATAGTATCTCCTACTTCTTGACAATGATGCAACGCTTAAACGGTGCATCACCCTTGCTGGAGGCAATTGCCTTCAGTTCCTTGTCCGTCACCGTGACGGCAAACTTTTCCTTACCCTTACCAGTAAATGTTGGGTCCGCGAACTGGAACCCGTGGTCTTCGCACCAGGATGCGGCAACCATGTGACCGTACGTCGCGCCAGCGTGCCTACCAATGTATCTCTTGTGCCACGCGCTGAGTGCCTGTGGCGGGTAATTCTTTGCTGCGTCCACGTTGATGATGAGTGCTGCGCCC